TTACGCTCTCATATCTTGCCTCTCAGGGCTTGATAGAGGAGTCTGGAAGCGGCGCCTATCTGCTTCCAGAAGCCTTGAAAGGTATCGGCTCGGAAAACGAATCAGCCGAGCGCGTTAGAGCCTTTCGGAGCAAAAAAGCGTTACAATGTAATGAAGGTGTAACAGCGAGTAACGCACTCGAAACAAAATGTAATCCACCGGAAACATCATGTAACACAGATATAGAGATAGATATAGATAAAGATATAGATAGAGAGATAGAGAAAAAGAAAAAGGCGGACAAGCCCGCCCGCGCCCGCTTTACAAAGCCGACAATCGAGGAGGTACAGGCATACTGCCGGGAGAGGGGCAACAGTGTGGATGCCAACCGCTTTGTAGACTATTATGAGGCAAACGGTTGGAAGGTGGGAAAGAACCCGATGAAGGACTGGAAGGCTGCAATCCGAACATGGGAGAAGAACGGTTACAGCACACCACAGAAAGCACAAAGCTCAGTAACCGGAACGCTGGACTTTGAAGCGATGGAGGCTTATTTACATACAGGAGGACACCATGGATAAAAGATACACCTATCAAGAGGAGATTGAGCAGAAGAGACTTTGGTTGGAGCGAAAAATCAAGCGAGAGCTCAAAATCGTAATCAATGCAATCATCGATAAAGTCATCTGGAAAGGCTGCAATCTGGATGTGTTGATTCTGGTTTTCCCGGAGCTTACAAGGGCAATCGTACATACCAACCTCAGATACCAAACGGAGTTTCCAAAAAGAGAATCCCAAAAGCTGGAAGCGGACATCAAAAGCTATGCCAAAAAAGAAGTGTGCCGGTGCTATGAGGTTTGCGAGGAGGGAAAATAAGCATGGAAAGAATCACGAGCAAGCGCACATGGGAAGAAGCCGAAAACGATTTGGCAAACGAAATGGGCTATAGCCATATCTGGAAAAGGCTCAACGAGATTGAAAACATCCTTGGCGATGACTACGACCTCGAACATCTGAAAGAGTTGGTGGAAGCGGACAGGGAAGGTAGGTGCATGGTTGCAAAACTCAAAATCGGAGAACACATGTTTGTTGTTGAAAAAAAAGAAAATAGTAAAGGCAAGAATTCAGGAGATATATTTTGATGATATGTCGGAACTGATTTATCTTGTTGATTTTGAGTGTGACAACTCTTGTGACGGATGCCCATTTAATTCTTGGAGCCAATCGTGGGAAGGAGAATGGGAATGTGACGGAGAATACGGAGATGGTTCTGTAAAGCAAAGCGATTTTGGCAAAACCGTATTCCTCACCCGAGAAGAAGCCGAAGCTGCACTGGAAAAAATGAGAGAGGGGGAGAAATAATGCCAGAGTACGTTGATAAAGAAAAAGCGATTGATTTATTTTATTCGATTGATCCTGAAAATGATGGCTCGGACGGATGTACGACTTTTTTAGTATCTGATGATTATACTTCGGAGGAAATTGAAGAAATGCTATCACTTTTGCCTGTCGCCGATGTTGCACCGGTGGTGCATGGAGAGTGGATGAGGTATAGTAGAACACTGTGGCATTATTGTTCTGTTTGCTTAGAAGATGCCTTAATGAGCAAATCTACGGGCACAGAAGTGCTATCCAGTTTTTGCCCCCACTGTGGTGCAAAGATGGACTAAGGAGGATGACTGATTATGTACTACGACCTTGAAAAACAATACTTAAAGATACTAGAATCAATTAAAAAATGTGGTGGATTCCCTAGTCGTTATTCAATGCTAGACATTAACCTTGCGCTTGAATACGCTATCGAATCTGTTAAATTAAGGATTCCGGTTAATGTGACATCAAAACTTTGGAAACCAACCGTCTGTCCAAATTGCTCAAACATATTAGGAGAGGTGTGTCCCGGTGGATATTGGGAAAATCCACACTATGATAAATGTCCTGTGTATGGACAGCTTTTGGAATGGGAGGAATGATTATGGAACTTTACCCTGAAATGAACGAAAAAATCAAAGACATTCTGAGAATTGGTGGAGAGCCTTATCTCCTGTATGCTGCGGAGTATATTGAAAGATTAGAAAAACAACTAAGTCTTGCTGTTGCAGGGCTAAAAGAAGCAGCTGATAGTAATGGGGGGTGCTGGGGGTGCAAATGGCTGGACTGATTATCTTTTATGGAATTATGAAGAAGATAGGCTGAACCATGAGTAAGATAAAATACAGAAAGCCGCCGACAATGCCCAAATGGTTCTGGTGGGGACAAGACGGTTGTTGGTTTTGCAAAAATAAAAATAATTGCTCTAATTGCAGTGCCGTTAAGCAGTACAGAAAAGCGTGTTTCGGAAAGAAATACAAAGGGAGAAATTCAAACAATCATAAGGAGGAAGATAAATGGATAGTTTAGTTAGAAAAGCATTACTTGGGGATAGAGAAGCTCAAAGGGAATGTACAGAAAAAGGGATTGTACTGCCATGTCCGCTTTGTGGAAATGAAAATAATATAATCAGCAACTGGGGGATGTTTAGAGTTTGGTGCCCACATTGCAAGGCAAAATCAGAAGATACCCTTACAACGCGAGATGCACTAAAATCATGGAACACCCGTCCTGCTCCGCCGATTGGAAGGTGTGGGGAATGCGAGTTTTATACAGTCTTGGGACATTGTAAATTACATTCTCAAGAACCAGACCAATATGGTTCAGGTGCGTATGTGGAAATGCTGCCGGATGACTTTTGCAGCTATTTTGAACCGAGGGAGAGGTTGCTATGAAAAGCGTGTTGGAACGCATGGAGGAAAACGATACCAAACGCAAGGTAGCGAATTTTCAGGCGTGGCAAAAAGAAGATTACGAATTTAAAAGAGTTTTTGCCGAAGAAGCTGCATGGAGATTTTTTGAGGACCCGGAAATCGACGGGAATTGCTATGTAGCGGTCGGAGGGCTTGATAGCATCACCCTACTGCTGTTTTTGCGCTCAATCGGGATTGATGTGCCAGCTATATCGGTATCAGCTTTGGAAGATAAGAGCATCCAAAAAATCCACAAGCAGCTGGGTGTGCAGTCACTGACGCCGCTCAAGAGCAAAATTGAGGTAATACGAGAGTACGGCTTTCCGGTACTCTCGAAAGAAATTGCCGGAAAGATTAGCCTGCTGCAAAATCCAAGCGAGCAAAACAAAACGGTGCGCCACGCCATCATCACCGGCGAAACAGGAGCTTATGGCGGTTGGCAGAAAAACAGCCGAATGAAACTCTCACAGAAGTGGCTGGAAAAGTTTGGCGGCTATGAGAATGAAAACGAGGGCGTAGATTATGGAATGCCTGATTTTAAGGTATCGGACAAGTGCTGTTACTACCTCAAAGAGAAGCCCTGCAATGACTATGCCCGAAAAAGTGGGCGCTATCCTTACATGGGATTGATGGCATCCGAAGGAGGGCGCAGGCAAAAAGCCCTGATGATACACGGATGCAACTATATCGGAAAAACCACCAAGCGGAGCTGCCCGTTTGCAATTTTTAATCGGCAGGATTTGCTGAGGTTGGCGCTGGAACTGGATGTGCCGGTGCCGGAAATATATGGTGAAATCGTACAGGATAGAGATGGAACGCTGCGAACTACCAAGGCACAGCGCACCGGATGCAGTATGTGCGGTTTTGGAATCCACATGGAAAAACGCCCGCATCGATTTGATTTTTTGTGGCAAACCAATCCAAAGGAATGGGAGATGTGGATGAATCACATCATCCAGCGTGAGGACGGCAGTTGGTACGGCTGGGGTCATGTGCTCGATTATATCGGAGTTGAGTGGCGCAACCCGGAAATCTATGCGGACGATTATCAGATTAAGTTGGAGGAATAGTCGATGGAACTAAAAATAATTTGCCGAGAGGTCGACAAGAATACCGGCAGAATTGCAGTTTACCCAATAGAGACGGAAGTAACCGACGCACTAGTTTTTAAGCTTAGTCTCAGGAGTAGAATGAACCCGGAATTAAAGTATTATGCTGTGGAATTGTGTTACTGGCTCCAAAATAATGAGAAAATCAAATCTATTTTACGGTCAAAAAATCCAGATGCCAAAGTGAGGAAAGACGGAGGCATTTTTGAAATCTAAGGGAGGAATCACGATGAAAACCCAAGAAATCATCAAAGCTCTGCGCAGGATGGCAGTGAACACAGGGACCCTGAATTGCCTTGGCTGCGGATATGAGCATAGTTGCGGTGTCCATGGGTGCAGAATGCTCAGAGAGGCAGCGGACAGGCTCGAACAGCTGCAAACCGAAAACGATGCACTCTTTCGGGCGGCGATGGACAGCAGAAAGGAATCGGGGTTGCTGAATGAATAATCAGGAGAAAAAGCGTTACCTACTCCGGTGCCGACATCTCAACCGCAAAATCAATGCTCTGTTAAAGGAAAAGGAGCGTTTACAGGATTTGGTTTGCAAGGTCAGCCCGAATCTTTCCGGTATGCCGCGAGGAGGAAGTAGCGAACGTGAAGCATCCCTTGCGCGGCTTGCGGACATTGATAGCGACATCGACAGGCATATTGACCAATATGTGGACACCAGGAAGGAGATTGCCGCCTGCCTGGATCAGCTTGAGGATGGACGGCTGTATGAGCTGATGCGGTTGTACTATCTTGCAGATGAAACATGGGAGCAGGTAGCGGAGGATATGAGGCTGGATTATCGGTGGGTATTGAGGCTGCACGGCAGGGCGTTAGAGAAATTGACCATTGAAAGCCACTATCATAAGCTGATATGATTATAATGGAATTAGAAAGACAAAATCTCATATTTGAGTTCATTGTAAGACCTCCTTTCGGACAAGAGCCATGCCTTCGGGTGTGGCTTTTGTTTTGCAATTTTTTAGGAGGGGAAAGGAGCAGGGGCATGAACCTAAAAAGATTGGCATACAAATTGCAAACAGCCCTTCTCCAGCAGGGCATGAAGGTAAAAATCAATCAATTTCAATCTTATTCGGAGCAAAACAAACGGATGATAACGAAGTATGTGCTGACCATCCCGATTGAAAGCGGGAATCAAATAAAAAACAAAACAGTTTTAGAAAGCTATAGCTTGTCTGAGGTTGTGCAGAAACTGGCAGAACTGTTGCGGGGTGATGGCTCGTGAAGCTAACCACAAAGCAAAAGAATTTTTGCGAGTATTATTTGCAAACAGGAAATGCGACTGAGGCTGCAAGATTGGCAGGATACAGCGATAAAACAGCCAGAGTAATCGGAACCGAAAACCTATCAAAACCTGCCATTTCCGAGTATATAGCCGGTCGCCGCGCAGAAATGGATAAAACTCTCATTGCGGATTCTGACGAAGTGCTGCGCTTTTATTCTGCCGTAATGCGTGGAGAGGTGAAGGACCAGTTTGGGTTGGATGCTGCTCTGGGGGACAGGCTCAAAGCAGGAGACAGTTTAATGAAGCGATACGCAGTTTCTGAGAAAAACACAATTTCAGAGCAGATGGCAGAGGACCCGCTGACAAAAGCGCTGAAAGAAGAGGCGGAAAGGATGGAAGAAAATGCCAATCAGTAAAAAGCAAAGACGGATTCTTGCCTTTCCGTTTACTTCCTACGATGCGCTGATTGCAGACGGCGCGGTGCGTTCCGGCAAGACGTCGTTTATGTCGATTGCTTTTGTGGACGATGCCATGCGCAGATACGACCGCCAGCGGTTTGCCATCTGTGGAAAAACGGTGGAATCGGCAATCAAAAACATCATCGAGCCGTACTTGGGAATCAAACTGGTGCGGGAAAAGTATCGCATCAGCTGGCGCAGGGCGGACAAAACAATGATTGTGACCCAAGGCAAAAAGCAAAACATCTTCGAGGTGTTTGGCGGCAAGGACGAAAGCTCCTTCGCTCTGATTCAGGGACGCACCCTTGCCGGTGTGCTGTTTGATGAGGTTGCCTTGCAAACCCGCTCTTTTGTAGAGCAGGCATTGGCAAGATGCAGCGTAGACGGGAGCCGGTTTTGGTTTAACTGCAACCCGGACAGCCCGAACCACTGGTTTTACAAAGAGTGGATTCAACAGGCAGAGCGCCACAATGCACTGCACCTGCACTTCGAGCTGGACGACAATCCGGCACTGTCAGAGGAAATTAAGGAGCGATACCGCACCACCTACAGCGGTGTGTTTTACGATCGATATGTAAGAGGGCTTTGGGTAGCGGCGGACGGCATCATTTACCCGCAGTTTGACAAGAACAGGCACATTGTAAAAAGCAAGCCGCGTCCATACAGCAAGTATTACATCTCCATCGACTACGGCACAAGCAACCCGACGTCGATGGGCTTGTGGGGACTGTATAACCGCAAATGGTATCGGGTGGCAGACAGCTACTACGACGGTAGGGAGCGAGGACCCAGAACCGACGAGGAGCACTATCAGGAGCTGGAACGATTGGTGAAAGAAAATATCCCATCGGCTCAGCCGTTTCAGGCGGTGCGCGCGGTGATTGTGGACCCGAGTGCTGCCAGCTTTATCCAGACAATCAAAAAACACGGCAGATTCCGCACAAGGGAAGCGAACAACGATGTGCTGGATGGAATCCGCAACACAGCCGCCGAGCTTAATGCCGGGCGGCTTTTGTTTTGTAATGGTTGCCACGACATCTTTGATGAGTTTGGCGCTTATGTGTGGGACAGCAAGGCGAGCGACAAGGGCGAGGATAAGCCGGTCAAATCGTCCGACCATGCGATGGATGATATGCGGTATTTTGTCAACACCATCCTGTACAAGCAGGGCGGATTGAGAGTTGGAGGTGATGAAAATAGAGCTTAATAAAGCAATCGAATACATCGACAAAGCTCAAGCCAAGCTGAGCGAGTGGCGCAGCAAGGTGGCTTTGGGCAACAGGTACTACAACAACGAGGACGACATTAAGCGCACCGGCGCAGCGGCAATCGACGCGGTCAATGGATATTTACAGGGTATTGGGCAAAACCCTCTGCGCTCGGCAGATAATCGCATTTCCACCAACTGGCATGAAATTCTGACCGTCCAGAAAAACGCCTATGTACTGACCTATCCGCCGGTGTTCACCATCGGCAAAGATAAGGAATTGTCCGAGGAGGTCAACGACACCTTGGGGGACGAGTACGCAAAGGTGCTCTCTCGGCTGGGAATCTATGCGACCAACGCAGGGACAGCCTGGCTGGAATACTGGGTGGACAGCGACGGTGTGTTTCGGATGGCAGCTCTGGAAGCGGACCAGTGCGCAGCTTTTTACAACCCGATGGACATTGGCAAAGAAACGATTGCCCTTGTGCGCGCATACAATCTGCAAAACGCAGACGGCAACGATGTGGTCCACTATGAGGTGTGGGATCAGCAGGAAGTTGTTTTTGTCAACGGTGAGACAATGGAGGAAGAGCCGGTCATTGTGGGCGGCAGGGAAGTTACCCGAATGCCGAATGAATTTGGCGAAATCCCCTTTATCGAATTTGCAAACAACGAGCGCAAGGCAAGCGACCTGCTCAAGTACAAGGGATTGGTGGATGCCTACGACAAGGTCGTGTCTGGATTTATCAATGACCTGGACGACATTCAGGAGATTGTTTTGGTGCTCAAGGACCTGACCGGCGAATCGGAGGACAGTCTCTGGGTGCCGGTGCGTGATGCAGAAGGAAACGAGAAGCTGGACGCTGACGGCGACCCGCTGCTGGAAGAGGTAAAAAAACCGGTGAATCTGTTGCAGCAAATCAAGGCGCAGAAATATCTTACAGTGGACGGCACCGGCGGGGGAGATAAATTATCGCTGGAAATTCCGACCGAGGCGCGCGACGTTGCGCTGACCATGCTGCAAAAGCAAATCTATGTAGCGGGGATGGGCGTTGACCCGAACCCCGAGCGCACCGGACAGGCAACCGGCGCTTATGTGGACCATATGTACCATCTGTTAGAGCTGAAAGCAGGCTTGATGGAAACAGAGTTCCGCTCGTCGCTCAACCGGCTGGTGCGTGCAATCCTGCGCTATTTGGGCAGAGACACCAAGCAAAAAATCATCCAGTCGTGGACCCGAAACAAACCGAAGGATGCAAACGAAACGGTCAACCGCCTGGCAAGCACCCCGTCAGAAGTGATGTCCAACTACACCAAACGCCGCCTGCACCCGGACATCGACGACCCTGATCTGGAGGACACCTTAGTGCAACAGGAGGAAGCACAGCGGATGCAGAATCTGCTGGACCAGTTTGCCGACGAGCCAGAGGTGTAAAGAATGGACCATTATTGGGAGGAGCGGGCAAAACGCTCGGTAGAACGCTATGAACAGGCGGTTCGGCAGGCAATCCCGGAGATGCTGAAAGCCTTTGAGCAGGCAAAAAAGGAAATTGTTGCAGAGATGTATGCCTTTTACGGGCGGTATGCAAAAAATAACGAAATCACCCTGGCACAGGCAAAGCAGCTGTTAAGCCGCAAAGAGCTTGCAGAATTTAAAGGTAATCTTGCCGAGTATGAAAAGCTTGCCCGCCAGAGCATCGGGACCTTTCATCTCGAAGTAGAAAACATCTCCATGAAAATTCGCCTGAACCGTCTGGAAGCGCTGCTGATGCAGGTGGATGCAACGCTACAGGAATTATATCAGAAACAGCAGAAGGTTATACAGGAAACCACAGAGCGGGTCACGCTCGAAGAATACTATCACAGCCAGTATGACCTTTCTGTTTCCACCGGAAGGGTGCTCAAATTCTCGAAAGTCCCGGAAAGTTTTATAGAACAGGTCCTCACCTCCCCGGTGATGGGCGCAGACATCTCCACCAGGCTGTGGCGGCAGGACATCGACAGCGGCTTTAAAATCCGGCAGTATCTCAACCAAATGTTCATCGAGGGCAAACCGCCGCAGTACTTTGCAGAGGAGCTGGGCAAAGCAATCGGTGCAGTGCAGGTGGGAAAGGACGGCAAGGTCATCGGCAGCGGCAAAAAGTACGAAGCCTACCGCCTGCTGTACAACGAAGCGAGCTATGCTGCCAACCAGGCAAGGCTGAAAGCCTATCGGGAGATGGGCGCACCATACTACGAGCTTACGGCAACGCTGGATATTCGCACGACCCCGATCTGCCAATCTCTGGACGGCTGCATCTTTGGTATCTATACCGGCGGAGATGTGCCGGCAGAGTACCGCAAGACCGGCAGCGAGTACCGTCAGGCAGCTTACAGCACAAACAGGGTGGTTGTAGGGGTAAACTATCCGCCGTTTCATGTCAACTGCCGCACGGTAGCGGTGCCGCATTACCCGACAACCGACACCGCCCGGATGACAAGGGCAGCAAGGGACGCAGAGGACAACCCGATTACCGTTCCTGCCGACATGAAGTATGAGGAGTATCAAAACAGATACTTAAAAGAGACACTACCCAAAGTAAAGAAAGCGAAAGACACAACGTTGCAAAATACATTAGAAGAAAAAGAATTGATAGGCGTTGTTCCATATGGAAGTACACTGGAAAAGGTTCGGGTTATTGCAGGAAAAGGAACACAAAGCATTTTAAGAGACACTCCGCGATTGGTTGCACAACATGGCGGAGAAGAGTGGAAATGGGAAAAGAAAAGCGGTATAATAAAAACAGACAATTTTACCTATGAAGTTCATTGGTATGAGTATGAAGGAAAACAGTACGATAATAAATTAAAGAGAAAGGGGTAATCATAATGAAGGTGCAGTACATCGGAGAAAGTTTCGGTGCGGCAAGCCTGACCTCAGACAAGATTTATGAATGTTTAGGCGTTGAATTAGATGGCAACGCGCTGAGGGTTATTGATGACAGCGAAGAAGATTACCTGTATGGTATTACAAATCCTTCTCCGTTAGATGGCAGCGCTCCCGGCGGAAAATGGAAAATCATAGAAGATGATGAGCAGGGAACACTGAAAAATGCCTTTTTGGAAAAGAAACTTCCGATTTCTTAACCGTATATTATAACTCAATATACAATCAACCGTCCTTCATAGGGCGGTTTTTTTACACCCAAAAACAGAAAGGATGAAACAAATGGCATTTACAAGAGAGTTTGTCAGAACTGCCGCAAAGCAGAGCGGCGTTGAGCTTCCGAAGGAACTGGAAGATGCTCTGATGCAAGAGCATATCTCTGAGAAAGAAGAACATTCCAGACAGAAAATCCAAGAAGCTCTTAAAAACCACAAACCGGAACCAATCAAGGTGGAGGACAGCGAGGAGTACAAAGCACTCAAAAAGCAGTTTGAGGACTTTAAAACCGAGCAGACCGAAAAGGAAACCAAGGCAGCCAAAGCAAAGGCAGTCAGGGAAGTCCTGACCTCTGCCGGACTGAGCGGAAAAGCGCTTGAAATGGCAAGCAAACTCTTTGATGCAAAGTCGTTGGAGCTGGACGAAAGCGGCAAGGCAAAGGATTTTGATAATCTGGTGTTTGCTGCAAAAACCGAGTATGCAGATGTCATCTCCACAAAGCCTGCGGGCAGCGGATACACCCCACCGGCAGGCACGCCGCCCAATAGCAAAGCGGATTTAGGCAGCCTTTCGATGGAAGATTACATTGCAGAACGCTCAAAACAGAAATAAAAATAAGGAGAGAAGAAAATGGGAAACACACTACTGACCCCAAGCATTATTGCAAGAGAAGCCCTGATGGTGCTGAGAAACAACGCTGTGATGGCAAAACTGGTGCACCGAGATTATTCCAATGAGTTTGTCACAGGTGTGGGCGACACCATCACCGTGCGCAAACCGGCAACCTTTGTCGCAAAGGAATTTACCAGCGCCATCGAGATTCAGGAAGCGACCGAAACCGGTGTGCCAATCAAGATGGACCACCACCTGGATGTCTCCTTCTCGGTAACCTCCAAAGAGATGAGCCTTGACATCAAGGACTTTTCCAAGCAGTTTCTTGTGCCGGCAATGCAGGCATTTAACGACAAGATTGATACCCTGTTGCTGAGCCTGTACAAGGATGTTACTGCGGTTGCCGGTGACCCGGCTGCTCTGCCGACTGCCATCGACCCGATTGTGGATGCAGGCGCACTGCTCAACACTGCAAAGGCTCCGCTGGGCGACAGACGGCTTGTGCTCGACCCTCTGACTGAGGCTGCCTTTATGAAACTGGGAACCTTCCACGAGGCGGACAAGGTCGGCGACAACGGTACTGCACTGAGAGAGGCATCCCTCGGCAGAAAGTTTGGTTTTGATACCTACATGGACCAGAACGTCCAGAAGGACGGCTCACAGATTATTCAGAACCTTGCCTTCCACAAAAACGCCTTTGCACTGGTCACCCGCCCTCTGGCTCTGCCAAACGGTGCCGCAAAAGCTGAGGTCGTAAACTACGACGGCTTCGGGCTGCGTGTTGTCTACGGCTACGACATCACCAAGAAAACCGACACCATCTCGATTGATATGCTGTGCGGTGTCAAAACGTTGGACAAAACGCTGGCGGTGAAACTCCAGTCCAAAAAGGCGTAGTAACAGGAGGGGAACAGCATGGATGAAAAGCAAAAAGAGGGGATCCTTGCCTTTATCCGGCTTTATCCTCTGGTCCCTGAGCAGATGGCGGCGGCGGTTGAGCAAATCTCCGCTGCCGCTTTGCTTTTAAAGGCGTATTTGCACCGTTATGATTTGCCAAGGGCGCTCTATCCAATCTGCGCGCAGCTGGCAGTAGCGCAAACCATATCCGCCGGTATTGCTGCCGGTATGGGAAACAGCCAAGTCCAGAGCGCGCAATCGGTCAAATCCATCACCGAGGGGGACACGACCGTCAGCTTTGCAAGCGACACAAGCGAGGCAGCAGCGGCAGCAAACGGCAATGCCATCCCCGTAAGCCCGCAACAGGTGCTGGAGGCAAACCGGGAAATCCTCAACCGATACCGCAGAGGGGCGGTGCGACCATGATTCCAAAGGATACAGTAGCGGCTGCCAGAGCTGCCCTGCAACTGTTTTATGACGACAGAGCGGATGTTTATCGGGTGGCTTTATCTGGCAATGTGGTGGAACAAAAGAGAGCTTACACAGCTTTGCCCTGCCATCTGTCGCTGGACAGCAAGCCTGTTTTGCAGCAAGGGGAGCAGGTGGCAACCGCACCGGCGGAATTTACCGTTTACTTCCCACCGGATGCAGACATCTGCGAGGGCGACCGGCTCACAATCACCCACAGTGGCGGTGTGAGCGAGTACGATGTGGGCACAGTCCACGCCTATCACATCAATCGCATCTGCCGGTGCAAAAGGCGGGGGATTGTATGAGCGATTCCATCTATTTTCAAAATTTTGATGATTTCCTGCGAAAACTCAGAGAGCTGGAAGCCGACTGCGAGCAAGCTGCAAAGAATGTGCTCAACCGGGCGGCGCTGGAAGGCATGGGCGAAACAATAAAGGAAACGCCTGTTGACACCGGGTATTTGCGAGGACAATGGGAGCCGCATCCGGCAAAGCGCACCTTAGTTGGCTGGGAAAGCGGATACAGCAACAATGTGGAGTATGGCTTGTATGTAAACTATGGGCACCGCGTTGTCAGAAACGGGAAAACGGTCGGATACAGCACCGGCTTTTTTATGCTGGAAGCCGGGGAGGAGTTTGCAAAAGAACACATGAAGCAATACTTCGATGAGGAAATCATGAACATCAAGCAAGGAGGTGGGTGGTGATGCAGCTCAATCAAAACATACGATTTGACCACTTTTTGACGGACAAAATCGACCAAAACAAGCTAAACTGCATTGAGTGTTTTCAGCTGAGTGCCGCCGAGCAGTTGTGCAAAGAGTTTCCGCAGCTGCCGGTGGTACTTGTGCCGCAACAGCAGAGCAAACCCATCCTGCAAATTCCTCCGGCTATCTTCGTGCAGGTGTTTCAGGTGCAACGGCATAAGCGATTGGACGGTTTTGCCGAGTGGACTTTGGCGGTAAACTTTGCCTACATCAGCAAGGAGGTAAATGCCACAAGCGAACAGCAGGATGCCGCAGTCCGAATCATGGACAATATAGAGCGCATCCGATCGATTGAGGGGGTATCCTCCCCTTATACCATCTACAACGCACAGAGCAAAACGGTGGATGGGATTGTAAACACCACAGGAACCGTCAGCGTATGGGAGCAGCGCACAGACGATGCACCGCTGATTCAGTACGCAGAAACAAATGTTATCGTAAAGGAGAAAGAGCATGGCGATTGTTAAACAGATTTTGCCCGGTGTATATGCAAACATCATCGCCGGAGACAGAGATGCAGCCTTGTCTGCGCGCGGAACCGTGGCAATGGCGCTCGACCTTGATTGGGGTGCGTCGCTGACCACACTGCTACGAGGAAACAGCACGATTGCCCCTTTGGGCTATGATTTGACCGACCCAAAGCTCAAGCTGGTCCGCGAGGTGATGCAGAACGCAGGAACACTGCTGCTGTATCGCCTGAATGCCAAAAAGGGACAGCCGGCACAGGGCACACTGGCGGCGGGCATCACCGCGAAAGCGATTTATCCCGGCATCCGCGGAAACGACATCAAAATCACTGTGGAGAAGGACAAAGATGTTTTTATCATCCGCACCTACCTGGGCACCCGGGAGATGGACGCCCAGGCAGTGACAAAGCCGGGGGATTTTATTCCAAACTCGTATATCAAAATCGAGGGCACCGGCACACTGGAAGCGAAAACCATCACCCTTACCAGCGGCAGCAATGGAGAAATAACCGCGGCAGCAGGGTATGATGCTTTTTTCGAGGAAATCCGCAAGCATGAATTTAATGTGCTCTGCTACACCGGCACCGATGCAGAAACAAAGGGGAAATATGCAGCCTTTGCGGAGGAGCTGGAACAGGCGGGGATTTACACCCAGGTAGTCATGAACAATCCGGCTGCCAAAGGGGTCAACATCATCAACAACACCGTCGGCGGCAGCACAGCGCAGTATGATTTGACGGCAGCAGAGGCTTGTGCGACCATGGCAGGAATCCAGGCAGGCTGCGGTATCGAAAAATCTGCCACACACTATCAAGTGGACCATTGGATTCGGGTAAACCCAACCTTAGACAGGTGGCAGCAGCAGACCCGAACAGCGGCAGGCGAAATTCTCTTTGTGGAGATGCACCGCAAGATTTGTGTCCTCAGTGACATCAACAGCTTGACCACTTTTGACGCTGAGCACCCGGAGGACTGGAGTAAAAACCTTGTCATCCGCACCCTGCGCGCCATCACAGCAGACCTCAAAAAGATGCTGGACGAAAAGGCAATCGGCAAAATCCGCAACAACAGGGACGGCAGAAACGAAATTAAAGGCAAGTGCGTTAGCCTGATTACAGAAAACTACCTGAACAATGGATATGTGGAGGATTTTGCAGCGGACGATGTGACCGTCAGCTGCATGGGGGATGCTGCCAGGGACAGTGTAGCGGTTACTGTCGGTGTGCGAGTTGTTGACACAATGGATAAAATCTATCTCACTGTCGTTTCGGAATAGGAGGGGTGAGCTATGAAAAAAGAAAGATTATCAAACATCCCGTCCGGCAACGATGGGAACGGATACGCCACAGTAGGCGGCGAAAAGGTGGCAGTTTTCAAAATCCGAAAACTTTCTCCAAAATTAACAGGCGAAGTGGAAAAAGGAAACTTTCTCGGAGAGCGCATGAGCCAGCACGCTTTGCGGCGCGTGGAGGGGACCTTCTCCGTCAGCTATTGTCCTACCAGCTACTTTGTAAAAATGGTGAAGCAGTGGAAGGAAACAGGTATCTACCCCGATATTACCATCCAGTATTACAACGAGCTCAACGATGTGCATGGACGCGGTGAATACCAGCTGCGCAACTGCATCCTCAAAGATTTGGAGATGGGGATGCTGGACGATGAATCGGTTGCTGCCATTACCCACACCACAGAGGGAACCTTTGATGATTTTGACATCATCAGTGAAATGAAATAGGAGGCACGACGATGGAAACTTTAAAGAATTTCTTGCACCCAAAGAGGAAAGAAAACATCCGGTTTGTGCTTTCTGATTCCTTTGTGGACGAGCAGGGAAATCCGCTGGAATGGGAGATGCGGCAGATTAAAGCCAAAGAGGGTATGGAAATCTCCCGAGACTGCGAGGGCGCACCGGAAATGGAAACAATGGCGCGCTATATCGCAGAGGCGCTGGTAGTGCCAAATCTTAAGAGTGCAGAGATTGTGGATGCTATGGCGCAGGAGCACAATGGCAAGATTATGAGCCCTTCTGAAATCCTGCTGGAGCTGGTGACCGATGGCGAGCTTGCCAAGCTGGTCAGGATTTACAATCAGCACAATCGGGCAACACTGGATTTCCAGACGCTCAAAGAAGAAGCAAAAAACTGATTAAGCAGGGCGGGGATGCGTTTGCTTTGCAAGCTCACCTTGCCCTGCAAAACCACAATATTTTACCGGAGCAATATTATCTGCTGCCGGTGCGGGAAAAGGCTTTTCTGGCAGCATCGGACGAGATTGCGGCAGAGGTGAGGAGGGGTGAGTGATGGCACAGACATTGGATGCGAGATTTCAAATCAAGGATGACGGCAGTGTTGTGCTCAAAAACATCTCCAAAGAGCTCTACAAGGTAAAGTCCAATACCAAGGATGCGTCCAAAGCGGCAGATGCGTTTGGCGACACCTCAGTAGGAGCGACCAAACGGGCGCGAAAAGGGCATGAGGAGTTAAACAACGCTCAAAAGCAAACCAACCGGACGCTGAAACAGACAGCAAAGGGATACCAAGAGGTCACCGAGGAAGTAAATACATACATTGACGCTCAGGGCAGACTGAGAGATGAAAAAGGCAGATTTTTGCCAATGGGGTCTGCCGCCGGAGCAGGCTCAAATCCTCTTCGGTCATGGACGACGGACATGATGAGCTTTGCAGCAGTAGGCATCGCCGCACGCAAAGCATGGAAAGGGACGATGGATGCCATCAACCTATCCGCCATGCAAAAGGTGCAGGAAACCACCTTTCAGGCGCTTTTAAACAGCAAGGCTGCCGGAAGCGCGTTGTATGATTATGTATCAGCCTATGCCAAGGTGTCCGTTTTAGGGCGGGAGGATCTTGCAAATGCGGTGACAGCATACAGTGCTTATACCAAAAACGCAGACCAGCTCGAGCGGATGATGAAGCTGACCGAACGCTTGTATGCAAAAGACCCGACACAGGGTGCAGAGGGCGCAGTCTTTGCGATGCGGGAGCTTTTATCCGGTGACACCATGAGCATCAAAGACCGCTTTAACATGAGCGGATTTTCCGGCGAGATGATACGAAACTTTGCAAACACCGGTGACATCGAAGGGATGCTCGACTATGTAGACCAGATGTTTAACCGGTTTGGAGCGACGCAGGAGGTTGTGGACGCAAACTTTGACAACCTCACGACCCAGACCAACATCTTTACATCCAACCTCAAAACAGCGATTGCAGAGAGTGCGACACCGGCGATGGAAACTCTTGCGGGCACCATGCGGCGCTTAAATGCAGAGATGGACGCCGGAAAATATCAGCCGTTTATTGTGTTGATGGCAAACGGAATGGAGCTGATTGGCAGCGGAATCGCGTGGGTAGCGGAAAATCTCAACTGGCTGGCTCCTGCGGTTTTGGGCGGTGCGACGGCATTCATTGTGTACAAAGGCGTGCAGATGACCGCAACGGCAGCAATGGCAATCTTTAAGGCGGTAACGGCACTGACAACACTGGATGTTGTTAATCTGACTGCGGCAGTTGCCGGATTGGTCGGAGGCATGGCTGCCATGTCGGCGGTATCCAAACAGATTGACGCCGGAGTGGAGATGGATATGGAAAGCGCCAAAAAGCAGTTTGCCGACCTTTCTGCCAATCTTCCCGCCGCTGGAGCGAAGCTGCCGGTCGAGGTTGCAAACTCTGCACCCATCAAAGTAAAGGGCGAGGTGGAAATCGAAGAAGAATCCATGCGCTATCTGCTGGACATCCAGGGGCAGAAATGGCTTGCAAAATTCTCGACAGCGACCCTTGCCCCACAGATGATTTTGCAAGGCACGACCATCGAGAAAACAGCCGACTTTGATGAGTTTGCAGAGTTTGCACTGGAAAGCCTGCGGACCAGCGTGGAAACGGCTGCGGACGGCGTGTATTAGGAGGAGTACGGATGTACGATGTGTACTTAGACGATATTTACTTTTACGGGGTCACCGATTTTGATTTTTCCGGCTCCCGGGAGCTGATTGTCTACAACGGCATCGGCACAGGGTACTTTCCGAAAGCGGACGACCCCGACCTGAAAAAATGGAGTTGGGAATGTCGATTGCAGGATTTCCCCGAGCATTACCACAGCAAGGGCTTTACTCGAGCAAGCGAAATCATCAGCAAACTCGACGAGCTGCAAAGGAGCAAAGAGCCGGTGCGGCTGATTGCGCGCGGGGAGAAAAAGAGCCTGTCTCAGCAGGTGCTGCTAAAAGGATATACTGCAAAAGAGCAGTACGGCGGGGTGTATCAGGTAGCGGTAAACGTGCTGGAATACAAGGCGGCTGCCATCCGGGACACCACTATCCCGGAAATCCTGCGACCGGGGAAAATCCCGACACAGCCGGAAGTTGTCATAAAAAAGGACGAAACGGTTTACGACAAAACAGATGAGCCGAACAATTCTCTAAAGCCCTCCAATAATCCGGGCAACGGAGTGATACATGACCCCATCAACGGGACATTGCTGGACACGGAAACGGGCAAGGAG